AGTATTTTAAAGGTGGTACGGTTGAGCGCCGCCAAGGTCACCCATATCGCGTGCCCACACCAGCTCGCCTATGCGCAAATCGACCAGCTCAAGGCTAAGATTTTGGCCGCCGGTGCCTGCGTGGCGATCTTGTCGTGCGGCCCGACCGCGACTTGTCTCGCCAACCGGCTCGACGCAGCCGGCCTGCAAGCTATTGATATCGGCTCGGCCGGTGGGTTTCTGTTGAAATTATTGGCCGGTAAACATCCCGCTTGGCAGCCGCAAAGCGAGCATTTCAACGCTGCGGAGGTCGCCTAATGGCCGTTCAATTCAAGATAAGCGCCGATACCGCCGCCCTTGGCCGCAAGCTCGAAGATCGCTTTATCAAACGCGGCCCGCGAGCCGCCGTCGCTGGTATTAACCGCGTTGCCCGCAGCGCCATGACGCTTGCGGTGCGCGAGATCCAAGCCGATGTCGGCACAAGTTCGCAAAAAACTATCCGGCGAAATCTCAGCGTCAAGCCGGCCAACGGTGCAAACCCCGAGGCGATGCTGATTGCCCGCTCGGCGAAAAAAGAGCGAATACCGATCTTTGAAATTCGCCCTAATCCGCGCAGCGTCACCAAGCGCCGACCGCCAGGCGGCGTGAGGTACGGTGCCAACGGTAAACTTATCCCCGGATCGTTCATCGCCCAAATGAAGAGCGGCCACATAGGCGTTTACAAACGCATCGACGACAAACGCATACCGATCGCCGAAAAGTTCGGGCCATCCGTTGCGCGGGTTTTCAGCCGAAAAAAAATACTGGCTAAGATTAGCGAATTCATCCGCGCAAAGCTGCCCGAGGAAATCAACCGGGCGATGAGGTTTACCTGATGGCGGAGAAGCGCGACCAGATCCGCGATTATGTGCTGGATATGCTGCGTGGCGTCGACAGCATTGCAACCGTCAAATACGGCACCGTCGAGCCGCGGCACGAAAACAAGCCGGTGGCGGCGTTGATCCCGAGGATGGACGACAAGAGCCGCGCTTCAAAGACCCATGACAGCCGCGACTGGGATGTGATGATCAGGCTGGTCGTCGATGATCAGGCGGACGCCGCCGGCATCGAGCTCGATGCGATCTGTGCCGAAATTAGCGCGTTACTTGCCGCCGACCGTCGCCTCGGCGGGCTTTTGACCGACGATTTATCGGAAGGCGCGACGACATGGCTTTACATTGACGAGCGCTGGCCGCAAGCCGGCGCCGATATCGAGTTTCGATTACATTATCAGGTTTGAAAAATAGGAGGAACGAACCATGGCAAACGAAGTAGCGGGCATTGACGTTTTGATCTACATCGACATGCACGACAACCCGGAGGGCACGGTGACCCCGGATTATGATTTTCAACTACTTGGCGGTCAACGCGGCATGACTATTCGCAAAGTCACTGAGGTCGCCGACGCCCGCCACAAATCGTCTGGCGCCTGGCCGAACCGTGTCCAGACTTTTCTCGACTGGTCGCTATCGGGCGACATGATCAAGATCAGCGGCGACGGCACCCAGGCAAGGCTTGAATCGCTGTGGCGCGCCCGCAGCGATGCATTGATGCAGGTCATCTACGAAGATGGCTCAATGGAGCGCGGTTATGTCGTCATCGCCGACATTTCGGAGGCCGCGCCGCACGACAACGTCGACATCCGCACGCTAGATCTTCAAGGCAACAGTGCTCTTACCAAGATTGGCGCCGGCAGCTAATTAATTACGGCGGTTATTTGACCGCTCATCAACCCACGCGGCGCCGGACTAGCCGCCGGCGCCGCCGATCCCAAAGAGGACGGACATGGCAGAGATTATTACCATCAAACTCGACCGCGAGCGCTCGCTGCGGTTGGACTTCAACGCGCTTAGCGACGCCGATCAGGTCGCCGGCGCAAGGATCAACGAACTACTAACCGGCGAGCACGTCAGCATCGCGGCAATGCGCGCGCTCCTATGGGCTGGCCTTAAACACGACGACCCGCGGTTGACCGTAGAGCGCACCGGTGAACTCGTCCAGCAATATCTCGCCAGCGGCAACACGCTCGTCGACTTACGTCTTATCATCAATCGCGCGTTCGAGGCTTGCGGCTTATTTAGCGCCGGGAGTGCCGCCCCAAACGGGACAGCGGAGACGCAGGGCAGCTGAGTCTCCGACAATGGCTCGACGAAACCCGCAAGGCCGCTTTTGGGCCGCTCAATCTCAAACCAGCCGAGCTGGGCGTTTTGACGCCCGCCGAAATCGGCCAGCTATACGAAGGTTATTTATGGCGTCGGCGCCAGGAAATGCTCGATATGGCAGCCGGTTACGCGGTGACGATCAATGCCAGCCTGACAATAGTCGGCGCATTGACTGGCAAGCGGCAACGCACCGTCAAGGCCGCCGATTTTTTGCCAAAGGATTTTCAGACCGGCTCCGAGCGGGAACCTTTGACGGTCGAGAGCGTGCAGCGCGAACTTGCCGCCAAGGTCGCCCGCTTCGCCGCCAACGCGCGCAAAAAGCAGGGTGAGGGCTAATGGCAACCGATGTTATTTCGCAAGTCGTCTCAATTCGCGCCGATTTAACGGCGCTACATGCCGACCTTAAAAACACCGAAAACGAATTCAAATCGACTTTTGCAAGGATTCAAGGTGTCGGCAGTAGCGCGTTGGCCGGCCTGGGTATTGGTCTTAGTATCGGCGGATTGGCCGCCGCCGCGACACAATTTATTGGTCTAGCCAAACACGCCGCGGAATATGCCGACGCGATAGGGAAAGCGGCACAGATCACCGGCACCTCGACCGAAACCTTAAGCGCATGGCGCCACGGCGCCGAACTCGCCGACGTGTCTGCCGAAGAACTTGACACCGGCATTACCCGGCTTTCGCGTTCGATCACCGCCGCCGCCCAAGGTAGCGCCGAATCTCAAGCGGCGTTCAAATCTATTGGCGTTTCGATTGAAGACGCTTCTGGAAATCTGAAATCCACCGACGTGATTTTGGGCGATCTCGCCGGGGCGTTCGAGCGCATGCCGGACGGCGCGCTCAAAACCGACGCCGCTATGGCTCTGCTCGGCAGGAGCGGCGCCAAGCTGATCCCGCTGTTAAACGGCGGGCGCCAGGCTGTCGCCGATTTCACGGAAGAGGCGCGGCGGATGGGGCTGATCGTTTCGTCCGAAACCGCCAAGAGCGCCGAACAATTCAACGACAATATGACCCGGATGTCGAAGTCGATTGAGGGTTTGAAAATAGCAATCGGCAACAGTCTAATCCCGGTACTCGTTGAAGCTCTTGATCTCTTTGCCAAGCTCGGCGGCATAAAACTCGAAGGCGCTGAGCAGCGCGGGCTCGAACGGCAAATCAAGACGCTGAAAGAAATTCGGGATATGTCGAGCAAGCCCGGCAGCGATGCGTTCAATTTTTACACTGACAAAATTGCCGAAGCGGAAGCGAAGCTAAAGGAATTTCAGAAAGAAACCGCCAAGCCGGTGACCAAAACCGCGCGGGTAATCGTCGACACCAAATCGGTCGACAAAGCTAAAAATGACGTCGCCAATTTACTCCAAGGACTACAAAAACAGCTCGACAGCTTAGCGTTCAAAAAAGACGAAAGCCTTTTCGGCCCCGATGTCGCGTTACTTAATCAGCTCAACACACAGCTCGCCGAGTTCAAGGACAAATTACGCTCGGAAGGATTAAAGCCGCCGAAGGGTCTCGACGAATTTTTCGGCAATTTGCGTGACAAAATCGTCGCCAACACTAAAGCGAACCGCGAACTCAACGCTTCGATCGAGGAAGGTATTAAGCTCCGCCAGGCGCTCGCCGACGAAGCCAACGAGGGTGTTGGCGTTACGACCATCAACCGCGATCAAGTTGCGCGCCAATTCGAGGCGCAAAAACAGCTCGAAGAAATGCGCCGCCAGTTACAGATCGGCGCCATCGACACGTCGACGCCGGCCGGCAAAGAGCAGGCGCGCATCGCCGGCATCGTCAAAGACTACGAGGACACCAAGCGCAGGATCGAAGAGCTGGGTTTGCAGATGGGCGCAACCCAGGAGCAGACCGCCGCCGACGTCGCGCTGGCGTGGAAAAAGGCGCTTAATGAGATCAATACCGAGACCGACGAGCTGACCAAGTTTCAGGAGCGCGCCTTTGAGCGGTTGCAGGATACTTTTTCCGATCTGTTTCGGGATTTATTAGGCGGGCAAATCAAAAGCATTGACGATGCAAGTAAGCGGTTGCAGAAGGTTTTTACCGACTTTGTTAGCGAATGGGCGGCGCTGCAACTTAAAACCGCCATTTTCGGCCCGCAGTACGGCAAGACTGGCGGCCAGATGGGCGGGCTGTTCGGCCAGATCTTCGGCGGCGGCGCTGCAAAACTACCGCAGGTCGGCTATGGCCCGCGCCCAGCTGGCGTCGAGGGGCCGACGCTGCCCAATGGCGGCTTTTACAGCACGCCCGCCGGCATCGCCCCGCCAGGCGCCGAGGCCATGGACAAAGCGTTGACCGATGTCTCGCAATCCTTCGGCAACGATCTCAAGGACATTTTCGGCCAATTCTCGCGCGGCACCGGCAATCTGCTCGAAGATATCACCCGCGCGCTGACTCAGTTTTTTTCTGGCGGTGTTCCGACCATGACCCCGCCATTCAACCCCGACGTTAGTGGTGGCGCGAGCGGTTTCGGCGGTTTGATCGGCGGTTTATTCGGCGGGGGCGGCAGCAGTTTTGGTTTTGGCAGTGCGCCGAATA